GTATAGATCAATGAGACGATTCCTTGCACCACCAAGGGTACTAAAGTCACCGATGTGCTTCACCAACGGAACGAAAGTAGTTACAAAGAACTTCTTAAACTCTTTGAACGATTGTTCAGCAATAGAGTTGGAATCGTAGTCTGCATCGAGAGTTCCAGGAGAGAAAGCATCTACTGCACCTTGATAGGCATAATAGTTGTTCAAGGATGCAAGATATGCACAGAACTTGTATCGAATTGCATTTGACTCAAGAACAAAAGTCTTGTTCTTATTGTCAACCACAAAGAGGTTACGATACTGATAGTTAAGGTCACGAATCCAACCACAAATATCAGATGTGCTGCAGTTACGGAGTTCCTCAGTGTTGAGGTTCTCGTTATCATTCAGACGTTCAAACAAATCACGTCGTTCATCACGATTGAGACCAACATACTCAATCCAGTTGATAGTTTGACCATCAATATACTCTGCAAACTCAGGAAACTCCTGAACAAGTACATCATAAGTGTAATAGTTTTCTCGGTTCAGAGTATAGCGAACCAGTTCATCACCCAGTTGAATAACATAGTTTCCAGGTTCGAGTGTAATCTTGTTGTCATACCAGTCAATGATAGTGTCAGAACGATTGCCACCATCAATGTGAACCCAGGTGAAACCTTTGTCAATAAAACCTTTCTGATGATCGACAAATTGTATGTCGTTGTGAAAACCTGAAGACAAAGCAATAGGTTCAAGAACCTCAACAGACTTGACGAGGTTGATGAGATGGAAAGTAGAAGTATCAGAGTAACCTTGTGCAAGAGCACTCATGTACTTTGACTGTTTGCCAGGGATATTTCTCCACACAGATTCACGTTGAACAGTACAATCACGACCAGTTTTGAGAACAATAGAGTGAAAGTCTTTTAGAGATGCAAAGTGAATGGACTTGGACATTACTTTGCGAGTCCTAAGTTGGTTAGCAGGAATCTCTTTGATCTTTTGAATGTTGCTGGTCATAATAATACTCCTCAGAGTGTAGGGTTTGTGTCGTCGTGGATCGGAATCCGTCAGACAAAGGTAACTTACACGAAAAAAGGGGGTCTGTCAACCCCCAAACGATAATTGTTTCTTATGAATTTGGATGGTAATACGTCCAACCAGTTAAAATATACTTATCAGTCGATAATGGTGGATTTCCTCTATGCATGTGAGTGAATCCTGATGGCCAAACTATAATAGTGCCAGCAGTTGGTTTAACTCTAAGTGACTGATAGAGAAACTCCGTTTCACCACCATCATCTACGTCATTAAGATACATAATCCACGTCAAACATCTTGCAGAACTTTCATGCCCATTGCTCTCACAATGCCAGACATGATAACCACCACCAGGAGGAGTCTTTTGTATCTTTAGAGTGGTGAAATACTGAGGTTGGGCAGCACCTTGAAAGATTCTACCATATTCTTGAAATGATTTGATCAAGAACTCTCTAACAATAGGGATTTGATCTTGATCTGGGTCTTCATAATGAAGATTCCTCATATCACAGGCAGTGTCATATCTACCCAGAGATCTTTCTGGAAATTGGTTATCTTCATGCCAAACATTATTATAATACTCAAATGCATTAATAATAATATCGCAATTTGATTTTGGTAATTGATTTTTATAGATACCTACAAACTCTTTATATTCACCAATGATCTCATTAGGATCATGCGGTGTATTTACTGAAAAATTGATGCTCGGTAAAATACTCGGCGTCGTAGTCTGATTGAAACTTTGGTCCATCTCTCAAAAATTCCTCTTTAGTC